ATAAATTTGTAGATAAGTTAACTAAGGTATTAGCATCTGCTATTACACTATTAACAGATGAATTTAATTGTTGTCCTGTTACGAACTCATCAAACTTAATTTCAACAGATACACTATTTAATGTAGTAGTTAAAAGGTTTGTAATAGTTGTAACATTTGCATTTGCATTAATGTTTACACTGTTAACAGTAGATTGTATTAAATTTGTGCTTACATCAATTGCAACATCAAAATTAAGTTCAACATTACCTTGAGATATTGTTAATGAATTTGTATTTGCTGTAACATTCGCATCTGCTGTAATGACTACAGTATTAAGGCTAACCTCTAAATCTATTTCAGTTCCTGCAGCAACACTTACACTTCCACCAGCTGCTATACCTACGCTGTCAACAATAGCTGTTGCTTGAACACCAGTAACTTCTACTGATTGATTTATAATACCTTCAGCTGAAAAAGGTGCTTCTGCAAATGCTGTTGCTCCAAAAAACATATAATAATCCTATAGTGGGAAGGGTTGGTGTATAGGTGGAAGACCCCTCCCAATATGGAATTATATCATATTGTTAATGATGCAAAAAGACGTAGGTTATTTAAATGGTTTACCAGTTACCCAAGAAACTAGTGAATTTCTCTCCCCTTTTGTTACAGGCATAACTTCATGTAATGTATAAGAAGGGAATAGTATTAATGTTCCTTGTGCTTTATCCATTACTTTACCTTCTTCATCTGAATATAAATAAAGTTCTCCACCTTCATATTCTTCAGGATTTGTTAGTTGAATAGATACCGATAATTTTCTAACAGGAATATTAGTATTACTATCTACATGCTTTCCATATTTACCGCCAGGAGCTGTGTAATTAGTAAATTGAAACCCTTCTAACATTCCAAATAAATCAAATTTAAAAAATCTTTCATTAAGGTTAGTTACAATATCTGTAACTCTACGGAAAACCCAATCTAAATTATCACAAGAGTATAACCAAATTATTTTGCTATCCCTTACTTTTTTATCTTTTTTATCTTTTGATTTTTCATCATTAAATGTTGTTCCTTTAATTAAACCTTTATCTTTAGCAATATTAATTATTTGTTCACATTCAATTTTTGAAAAAGCATTATTCCAATATGCATAACTATTAACTGGATCTAATTCAAAAGACCAAGCTGCGTTTTCTGTTTTAATTTCTTTTTTTGGTAAGTCTATTATATCTGCCATAAGGCATTTTTATATAGAATATTTGATTAAATGTCTAGCTAATTATATCCCAAGATTTAGTAGATTCATTCCAATTATATCTTTGTCCGTCTGTTGGTCTAGCAACTGGTGATTCCCATAAACAAGTATCTTCATTTAATATCCAAGAATTAAAAGGTTTAGGTGGAATAAAAGCATCTCTTTGTTGATCGTATTGATAACCTATTCCAGCAAAGTTCTTTCTAATGTTATTGTTATAAGAAGTTTGTTTCCAAACATCTCTTGTATTGTAAAGTTTATTAATAAAATCTATTCCAGCTTGTTCAGTAGTTGCAACATCATTAGATATAACTATGACTTGTTCTACTATGTTTCCTGTTCCTAATTTTGCAAAGTGTGCCATTATGCTGTATAACTCCCTGATCCTGTGTATTTTAATATTGTATTACTTCCTGAAGTTGTAACTGTTGGAGAACCTGTTGTAGTTCCTGTATAATTAGATGTTGACATACGAAGTATAACAACTCCTGAACCACCAGAACCCCCTGCTTGTGTTGAATTACTAAAACCTCCTCCACCTCCTCCTCCAGTATTAACTGTTCCTGGGAGACCAGATGTTTCATAAACTCCATTTGCTCCTCCACCATTTCCGCCAGTTCCAGTATAACTTGCTCCACCTCCAGCATAATAAACTGAAGATCCTGTTATAGTAGATGCTACTCCAATTCCACCATTAAAACTATTTCCTGCTGCTCCAGCTCCACCACCTCCTCCTCCTTTTGAAGATGGATTTTGAGAGTTATCTCCATTTGCTCCAGCATATCCTTGATTTGCAGTTCCAGCTCCAGGATTATTCCATCCTCCACCATTATAACTACAAGCACCTCCTCCAGAACCTCCTGAATATCCAGGACCAACTCCATTAGCTCCAGCTCCACCTCCGCTAGATGTTATTGTTGTAATTCCAGTTCCAGATATTGATGAGTTATTTCCATTATTACCATTACCAAAAGAAGAAGTTGATCCTGCTGGAGCCCCAGCTCCACCAGCACCAACTGTAATTGTATAAGTTATTCCTTTATCAAATGTTAAACTTGATTCTGCACTAGCTCCACCACCAGAAGGTCCTGCTGATGTTCTTAATCCTCCAGCTCCGCTTCCTCCAGATGAAGTGGTTGTAGCACCAGGAGCTCCAGAACCCCCTCCTCCTGCTACAACTAAAAAATCAACTGAATAAAATTGTGGTGTTTCTAAAGTTACATCGTCATCTGATATCGGAATCCAACCCTGTGTTGCTCCTGAATAAACTAGTTGTACTGTTTGACCAGCAGTATTATAAACTGGATTAGGAGAAGTATTTCCTTGAAAGTTTAATGCATTAGTACTTAAGGTTAAATTGTTTGTTGCCCATGTTCTATTAAAATCTGTAAGTATAATTGTATTACCAACTGAAGCAGAGGCTGGTAAAGTTACTGTAATAGCATTTGATGATGTATTTACAAAGTATCCTGTATTAACTGCTACAGTCATAGCAGAAGTAACTACAGTTGAAGTCCAAGTAATTCCACCACCTAATAAAGTAGCACCAGATGCAACTGCAATAGTTTGACCAGAATAACCTAAAGTTAATGTCGTAGCATTAGTCTGACTAATAATATTACTAGTATTAGTATTTTGTAATGCGTCTGCTCTTATAATACTAGCCATTGATCAACTCCCAGTTTAAATTTGTTTCATTCCAATTATATCTTTTTCCGTCTGTTGGGTAAGCAACTGGAGCTTCCCAAAGACAAGTTTGTTCATTTAATACCCAACTAGGTAAATTTGGTTTTTTAGGAATAAAAGCATCTCTGTCTTCATCGTAAGTATAACCAATAGCTGCATGATTTTTTCTAAATGGAGTTCCTCCATTATCATGTATTCCCCCATGAGTATTATATGATGTTTGTTTCCATATTGGCCAGCCATATAATTCATTTAAAAATTGAATACCTAATTCTTCTCTTTCTACACCTGAGGAATCTCTTATTACATCGTTAACAACAGAAACGACTGCAATTACTCGTCCATTTAAACCTATTTTTGCAAAACTAGCCATTATGCTGTGTAACTCCCTGAACCATTAAATTGTAAAATTGTATTACTTCCTGATGTTGTAACTGTTGGCGAACCTGTTGATGTATTAGAATAATTTGCAGTTGGTACACTTAATATAACAACTCCTTTTCCACCTGCTCCACCAGTTCCAGATCTTCCGCCTCCTCCTCCACCACCAAGATTTACTGTACCATTACCACCATTAACAGGATCTCCAGCAGGAACAGATCCACCACCACCACTTCCTCCAGTTGAACCTCCCGCACCTCCGCCACCACCTGCATAAGTTACTGAAGAACCTGTTATTGAAGAAGCTGTACCATTACCACCATTACCATTAACACTTCCTGTTGGAGTTATTCCTGCTGAACTAGCACCACCTCCGCCACCACCTTTAAAAACACTATCTGGTGCTGGAGAATTTAATAATCCATTACCACCATTATTACCTTGACTTGGAGATGTACTTGGTGTGTTACCAGAACCACCATTACCAACAGTTCCACCATTACTTCCTCCGCCACCACCCCCCGAACCTCCTGAAGAACCTGTAGAACCAGAATTACTAGGAACTCCACTTGGTGTTGATGTACTGTAATAACCTCCCCCTCCTCCTCCAGCAGATGTAATTGTTGTTAAACCTGAACCTGTTATTGAAGAACCTGAACCACTAGCACCATTTGCATTTGTACCTGATGGTGTTGCTGCACCACCATCTCCTACTGTAACTGTAATTACTGTACCTGGAATTACTGATTGAGTTGATGTTCTATATCCTCCTGCTCCACCTCCACCTCCAACTGGACTTCCAGAACCTGCTCCCCCTCCAGCTACTACTAAAAAATCTATTGAATAAGGAAGTGGTGATAAAGCATCTGTGCCATTATTTACTCCAGATGTTGCAAGCCATCCACGTGTTGTATCTACATAATTTAAAATTACAGATTCTTTATTTGTACTAATTAATTTATTTGTAGTTCCACCTTCTAATTTATTTCCATTAGGATTAATTGTAATATTATTTGTTAAAGCATATCCTGAATAATCTGCAATACCTACTATACTTCCAAATGTAGGAGAAGCTGGTAAAGTTAATGTTATAGCTGCTGAAGATGTATTAACGAAATATCCAATTCCTGCAGATACTGTTAAAGCTGATGTAACTACGTTTGAAGTCCAGTTAACTGCTCCGTTATAAGTTGCTCCAAATCCCGAAGAAGTAGAACCAGCAGCCAAGGTAACTGTATCACCAGTCGTACCAATGGTAAGTGTGTTACCACTATATGATGCAATTTGATTTACTTTAAGTAAAGGCATTATTCAACTAGCTCCCAAGTTAAATTTGTTTCGTTCCAAGTATATCTTTTACCGTCTGTTGGATAAGCAACAGGTGATTCCCAATTACAAGTTTGTTCATTTAATATCCAACTATTATAAGGTTTTTTAGGAATAAAAGCATCTCTGTCTTCATCGTAAGTATAACCTATTCCTGCGTGATTTTTTCTAAAAGGAGTTCTATTTAATTGATGAGCACCTCTCATTGTATTATAAGATGTTTGTTTCCAAATAGCCCAACCAGTAAGTTTAGTTAAAAAATCTACACCTAATTGTTCTTGCTCAATTCCTTTTGAATCTTTTAATACATCATTAACAACAGAAACAACTGCTATAACTTTATTATTTAATCCTATTTTTGCAAAACTAGCCATTATGCTGAATAACTCCCTGATCCATTAAATTGTAAAATTGTATTACTTCCACTAGTCGTCACTGTCGGTGATCCACTAGTATTTCCTGTGTAATGTATAGTTGCCATACTTAATATAACAACTCCTTTACCCCCAGCACCACCAGCATCATTTCCATTAACTGGATAATTTCCACTTCCAGCACCTCCACCACCACCGCCTCCAGTATTTGCTGTTCCTGCTGTACCATTACCAGTATTATATCCACCTGTTCCTCCGCCACCTGAACCACCTACTCCAGCAGTTGCACCAGCAGAACCAATTCCTCCACCACCTCCACCTGCTCTTGTAACAGATGAACCTGTTATTGAAGAAGCTGTACCTGCTCCGCCACTTCCAGCACCTATTGGTTGTGAACCAGTAACACCAACAGCACCAGCACCACCTCCTCCACCTGATGGTCTATTATCATCTGTTCCTGTAATTCCACCTCCACCATTGTTACCTTGACTAGGTGATGTACTTGGTGTGTTACCTGTTCCACCAGAAGTAGTACCTTGACCACCACAGCCTCCACCACCAGAACCACCACTAGCACCATTAATAAGAGGTGCACTACCACTAGTACCACCTCTTCCACCACCAGCAGAAGTTACTGTAGTAATTCCTGAACCTGAAATTGATGAGTCTGAACCGCTTGTACCAATTCCGCCTGTTCCTCCATCTCCTACTGTTACTGTAATTGTTGTTCCACGGTTTACTGCTTGAGTGGATGTTCTATAACCTCCACCACCACCTCCTCCACCATTATCTGCACCTCCACCTCCTCCTCCAGCTATTACTAAAAAATCTATATTATATTGACTTGAAAGTGCAGTTGTTCCTTCATTGGCTGCAGATACTGGAATCCAACCTCTAGTTGTTCCAGTATATAAAATAGTAACTCCTTCTCCACCATTAACTATTCTAGTATTTTCAGTTGTTCCATCAATTTTTAATCCATTAGGATTTAATACAATATTATTTGTTGCTGCTGTTTCATTAAAATCTACAAAAGCTACTTGATCTCCTATTGAAGGAGCTGCTGGTAAAGTTGCAGTTATTGCAGCTGTGGTTGTATTTACCATATAACCTACACCTACTGATGCTGTAAAATTTGTTGTTTGAACTGTTGGGTTCCAAGTTAATCCGAATCCTGAAGATGAAGCACCTGATGCTAAAGAAATTGTTTGTCCAGTTGAACCTATAGTAATAGTTGTACTATTCGTCTGTGTAATTAAATTAGACGTATTATTATTTAAAACTGAATCTACTTGTAAAATTCCGCCCATATTTATACTACTACTAAACTTCCTGTTACTGTTTGTGTTCCTGTTATACTAACAGGTCCTGCTAATACTCCAGATTCAATTGTTTGATCTTGAGTAATTGTTGTTGCATGTGTATTTACAAATGCTTGTGCAAGCATTGAAGGTGATGGTGTATATTCTGCTGGTAAAGAACAAAATATATCTTTAATCCCTGTATTAAAACTTACTAATGAACTAGCGTTAGAGCTAGATATAACTGAATCTCTAGTAAAGGTAGTAGCGTTCGTTAACGAGCCAATACCCACTTCCCACTGATTGCCTAAAGCAATTGAATAGTAAGTTGAGTTACCTGCTCCGATGCCAGAAGAAAAACTTTGAAAGCCTAACTGTGCCCCGCTTAAAGTAACAGTGCCTGTTCCGACTGTTGAAGTAGTTTCTTTGACTCTGTCGTTAATAACGAACGCCATAAAGCTACCTCTATGCTATTCTTAATATTGCATTCGCTGATGTAAAAGCTGGAAATATAATTGTAAATGTTCCAGCTGTTGCTGTTTTATCACCGCCAAAATCTAGAACGCAAACTGCTTTATTAGTTTCGCTTGTATTGTAAATCAAAGCTCCTCTTGCAGTTAAAGTAACACCAGTAAATGATAAGTCTGCAAAATCTACGATTGCAACACTTGTATCAAGTGATGTTTGTTGTCCAGTTAGTGTTCCACCTCCAGCTGTATATTGACCAGTGTTTGCTACTTCGTTAGTTGAAGTATAAACAGTTGTCGAAGCTGATAAGTTTGCTGCTGATGTGTAAAGTGATAATTTAAATACATCTCCGCCTGTTTCGAAATCATGAATTCCTTCAAGAATTTCTTGCTTGAATGAATTGCAGACTGCTTGTGCTATTGCCATATATTGTCTCCTTTAGTTATGGTGATGGTGAATTAAGTTTTATTCTTAATGTACCATCATTAAATTCGTCTCTGCGTCTTCTTCCTGTTTGTTCTAACGCAAATCCTTGTAATGCTGTATTATACTTGTCCTGATACAAATTGTACATATCCATGGGTCCTTTTAAGAACGCAAAGGCTTCTACTAAACACGCATATAATAATAATTCTGGAGCATTAATACTTATATAAGTTTCTGTATTTGTAGAACTTAAACCATCTGGTGTATAAATATAATCCAAAGTTACTGCAAAACCGCTACTTGGTGTTGGAGCAACTTCAATAGCATTTTCTCTAAAAGTTGCATAATATTTAGGAAAGCCAGTTGCACCTGTTGAATTATATTCAGTAATAAATGTGTCATCTCTAGGTTCTAATGCTACTAGTACTCCGGAACTATTTGTAGCAACCACGGATCTTACAATTAAAGCAACTCGTGTTGTTTGTGATCCTGATGATTGATTTGTGCTTGGTAAAAGTAGGTATTTATTATTGGCAGTAAAACTAGAAGTCGCGTACTCGCGCGCGTAATCCGCATCTGCTTCTCTAAATATTTTTAATTCAGCATCTCTAATAAAACCATTAACAATAGTAGATGTTAAAACTTCAGCACCTACCTCTGTATAATCTCTAATCTTTGTTACTAATTCTGAATATGTCATGTTATACTTATAGTTACATTTCCAACAGCTGTATAAGCTGATCTTTTATAATTAATAATATCTCCACTTTGTTCTGGTTCCATACTAAATTTATTTGGACCATTTGCAGTTGTTTCAAATTGACCTGGCCAATAATATAAATCTAACTGCACTAAACAACCACCTCCTGGTCTAACATCTGCTCTTGGACGTTTAAGTCCTTGTGGATCAGCTGGATGATAAGGTGGATCTAATTGTGGATGTTTTGGTTCATACTCACTTATGTGAACAATAGAACCATTCCACTCTTTAACCATTTCAAGATAAGGAAATTGCATTCCTGATCTATCTGAAATCGCTAGTGATCTTTTTCCTCTTGCAAAAGCCATTAGTATCTATCTCCAAAATAAGTAAATGGTGAAATATATAAAGATGTTCTTTGACCATCTTCTTGTAAAGCTCTTTCTAATTCATCTTCGTATAATAGCTTTAAAGCTTGTATTCTATCAGGTGCATATTTTTGTGATAAATAAAAAGCAAGTCCAGAAACCATACACGGTAAAAATCTATAAGGTAAATCTGCTTGATTAGTGTAAGAACCAGCATCTTGAATTCTTTGAATGTAGTAATATTTTAAATAAGTATAAGTTGTACAATCTGGTGCAAGATA